AGTTCGATGAGCGAGTGGCCCCAGTACCGCGCCTGCAGGGCATAGCGGAGCAGCTGCTTGAACCATGCCGTCTCAAAGTATTTCTGGGCCTCTTCGTCGTCCTTGCCGTCCGGACGGGTCAGTTTGAACGCCTTGCCCATGACAAACCCCTGCAACTGTCCGATACAGCCGGACAGATGAAGATCCAGCTCGACATCCCGGTAGATATCATAGAGCCTCTGACGGTTCGGCTGCTCGACGTTGATGGCCATCTGCTGCGCCGCCCTCCATTCGGAGAGGTCCCGCTTGGTGAGATAGTCCGTCTCCCGGGCAAGGTCGATGACGATCTTCTGGAACCGCTTGCGGTCTGACTGCTTGGCCAGGTCGAGTTTGGTACCGTCCTTGAGCGCCAGCCTCTGGGGTATATCCGAGTCCTTGAGGACTTCCATTCCGGCTGAGGCGATATGGCCGGAGAAAAGTTTCTTGAAAGAATCGAAGATTGGCATAGTATACGATGTTAAGCCGTCAATAACTGTTGTCCACGCAGGGCTCGGAGCCATACCGGATGGAGGGTGCAGCGGCATTGCCGCCCTCGTCAGTGGCGATTGGCAGATCCGGAAGGACGGTTCCTTCCTGGACTCTCCTCAGCCAGTCGAGAGCCTGTTCGTAGCGCTCTTTCCGGATGGCCATGCCCATCTGGTTCGGAAGGGACGATGTCGCAGGCGTACATCAGCAGCTGGCGGTTCCTCTCCGCGCCCCTGGCCGAGAATATCCTGGCACAATCGAACTTGGGTCTGAGATAGCCGGAAATCTCCTCGATGGCTTCCATCCCTGCATTTGCCCTTATCTCCGGGCTTGCCTGGGCGACGACCTTGAAGGCGGTCTCGCCTATGACTACCTGGTAGTCGGTCTCTTCTATGAACATAGGACTCCGGGGGTGTTAGAAGGTTTGGCGATGTACAGGGCGCTTTTCTCGATGTCCTGTATGGTTACGCCGCTCTTGAAGCGGTGGAGTTTGACCAGGTTCTTGAGGTTCTGCTTGGGGGCCACCTTGAGTTTGCCGTTCAGCGCGAACACAAAAAATGTCATGTTGAAAAGAACGGCCAGTTTCCTGGCTTCCCGGACCGCTCTCTTGTATCGTACGGCCCAGATGCTTTTTTTGATGAGTTTGAACATGTCAAAATATGTTTTTCGCGGAGGGACGGTCGCCCATCAGCGGGGTGAACTTGGATTGCCGGCCCGTTTTCTGGAGATGCCAGATGGCTCCCTCGTCAGCATCGGGGGCGTCGTCGTGGGCACTGCTGCCCTTCTCCAGGGCGAGGGTCTGGTCGATGCCGTTCTGCATGTCTGGCGTACCTTTCAGGTCGATGTTGTAGAAGACGAAGCCACGCTCCCATAGCGGGGAGATGTCCGTGATGCGCTGGAGTTTGTCCGGCTTCTTCCTCTTGTCTCCGGAGATGGGCAGCTGGTAGCCTCGCCGTTCTCCTTCTGCCTCGAACTCGTCCAGGATGGTGTCCTGAAGGAAGATGGCCTCCATATAGAAGCGGACGGATGCGTCTTCCGGGAGTCGTTCGTACAGGTCGTACAGCCACCGGACCATCTCGCCGGTGGTCGCCTGGCGGACGAAGGTGTCGATCAGGTGGAGTTCCTTGCCCCTCTTGCCCCACATCCTGCAGGCCTTGTAGTCGTTGGACGTCTTGGGCTTCCAGGAAGGGTCGGTATAGCAGACGATGGCGTCGTATTGCCGGAGCGGGAGACATTTCTTGTAGCGGATCCATTCGTTCCTGAAGATGTTGCCCTCGACGATGGGATTGTGCATCATCTCCTTCTGGAAGGAGCGGTATCCGACGAATTCCGCATAGGCCTGCACCTCCTCCTTGGTCCACTTCTCCTTCCAGGTGGGGTTGCCGTTCCTGTCCACGGCATATACCGTGGATACGAACACGCCTTTCTTTGCAGAGATGTTCGCCAGGACGGAATCCTTGCCGATGAGGTTTCCCACCATGATGAACCGGCCGCGGCCAACGTCCAGGGAGCCGAAAAGGGCGTCGGTCACCCAGTCGGTCATCTCCTTTACACGGTATGGGTTGCGGCAGAGTTCGTCGTCGTCAAGGTCGTCGATGACGATGTAGTCCGGACGGGATTCGCGGTTACGCAGGCCTCGGGGCGACTGACCGCGACCGCAGGCGAGGAAATGGGTCCCGGATTCAGACGTGAATTCACCCTCCGTCCAGTCTCCGAGTGACTTCTGTTTCCCGAAGTCGGAGATGAGGCGCTGGTTGAACTCCAGTTCAGCCTGGATGTCCGACAGCAGGCGGATGGCGGCGTCCTCTGACTTGCCGACGACAACCATGAACTGGATGAGGGGTTTGGCCTGGAACATGAGCCACAGTGGGACGAAGATGTCCATGTGGGTCGACTTGGCATGCCCGCGGGGCCACTTGAACACGGCCTTGAGGTTCGGTGTCTCCTTGATCTTGCGGGCGGCCTCGTTGTGGAACGGAGCGTTGTGTATGACGCGGACCACCTCTCCGGTGGTCTTGTCCTTCAATGCGAGGAAATGGGGGAAGTAATACTCGCAGAATGCGGCATAGTTCTTCCGGAGCCGCGCTATACGGCGGTCGCGCTCGACGTCTGTCTCACGCGCAAGGACGGCGGTGTCGGTGAATGACTGGATCCGTTTACAGTGTTCCCGCCACTCATCGTAGATCTTCCGTATTTCAGCCTGGCTTGCCATCGCTTACTTACCGACACCCATCTGCTCGATGATGTACTTGTCCTGGTACTTGTTGATGGCCTTGATCAGTTCCGGGGTCACCTCGGGATCGGTCAGGGAACGGTACTCGAGCCACTTGGAGAAAGCCATGAACACCTCGATAGCGTCGACGACATTCGCCTTCCTGTCCAGCTTCTCGATGACGGAGGACAGTTTGGCCAGCTTGTCTCCGATGCCGGCGATGAGGGAAGGATCCTCCGAAGCATTCACCTGGTCGATGAGCCTGTCTATGGTCGCCAGTAATTTGTTCACCAACTCCGGGCGGGTGATGTTCCTCGCAGCCCTCGCTTCCTTCCACCCGTCTGCAGCGCACCACCGTGAGACGGTAACCCTCGAGACTTCGAGCTTGTCGGCGATGGCGTTCATCTCCATTCCGGAGAGATAGAGCTGCCGGGCGAGGGATTTCTTGTTTTCAGTTTCCTTTTTCGTCATGATCGTGCATGTTGTACGTAGCAAAGTTGCTGATAGTCATAGGCCCTTGCAAAAAAGTATGCAATGGTTGCACACTTGTATGCAATGCTTGCACACTTCTATGCAACCGTTGCACACTTTTTTGGACTTACACTATACCGTTTCTAAAATTGCATCGCACAAGGCGCATGAGACGCCATATCGCTAAACAGTATTTGCAATGGGAAAAAGAGTAAGAATATCGAATGAGATCCTGAATTCGTTCGGGACCTGGATCGTGACGGCGGGGATGGACACCGCCCAGTATTCCAGAAACCCCATCCTGCTTTATATGCACCGGCGCGGGGAGGTCATTGGATATCTCAAAGACATCCAGGTCGAAAACGGGGAGGTCACCGCCGAACCGATGTTCGACGAAGCCTCAGAGCTGAGTGTCCGCGCGAAGAAACAGTTCGAGTTCGGCAGCCTCCGCATGGTGAGCGCCTGCGTCGACATACTTGAACTGAGCGAGGATCCGAAACTGCTCAAGCCCGGCCAAACGCGCCCGACCATCACCAAGTCCAAGCTGGTGGAAGTATCTATCGTGGATGTGGGTTCGAACGACGACGCGCTGGCACTCACGCACAACGGGGCCCGGCTGGAACTTGGAAAGGACGGGAGCAATCCGCTCCCGATGATTAATAACATCAAAAAACAAGAGAACATGGATTTATCCAAACTGGCCCTTCAACTGGGCCTTCCCGCCACGGCCACCGAGCAGGAGGTCGAGGCAAAGATCGCGGAACTCAAAACCGCGAAGCAGGAGGCGGATACCCTCCGTCAGGAAAGGGACACCCTCAACCTTGCCGCCATCACCAAGGCCGTGGAGACCGGCGTCGCCGAGAAGCGCATCCCGGCTGACAAGAAGGACCACTTCATCAGCCTCGGAAAGAAGATCGGACTCGAAGAACTTCAGTCCACCATCGCCGCCATGAACCCGGTCGTAAAAGTCAGCGCCACCCTCAGCCGTACTGGCGACACCCCTGCAGGAGACCGCGCCTACACCAAGCTGAGCGAGGTCCCTGAGGACAAGCTCGCTACCATGCGCAAGGACGACCGCGAGACCTACATCAAGCTGTTCAAGGCCGAGTATGGCTTCGCCCCCGAGTTCGAAGATTAACACTTAATTCAACGTTATGAAAAAGATCCTTTCATTCCTCATTGCAGTCCTGTTCAACGCAGTTGTCGGGGTCTGCCTGGCCGGCGCCGTCGGTGTCGATCCCGTCGTCGGCATTCTCGGGGCGGAGGCTATAGCATCCGTTCCCGCATTCTTCCCCTCCTCCATAATGCACGCCGGCGGCATCGCCTATGCCGGGGTGCTCCGCGAAGTCTGGACCGGCGAGATGGTCAAGAAGCTCCGTGAAGGTTTCCAGGCTACATGGCTCGACGGCATTCCCGACGCATCCTCCGTAGTGGAGAACGACGTCATACACCTCGTGGACGTAGGCGTGGATCCGGACGTGCTGGTCAATAATACTACCTATCCGATCGCAGTACAGGCACTCGAGGACGGAGACATTTCCATCAGCCTCGACAAGTTCCAGTCGAAGGCCACCCCCATCACCGATGACGAACTCTACGCCATCTCCTATGACAAGATGGCGCGCGTGAAGGAGGCCCATGGAAACGCCATCTCCGACAAGAAGTTCGCGAAGGCGGCCCATGCCATCGCGTCCAGCACCTACAAGGTGGCCACGACCGGCTCCCCTGATACCAATACCGGCCGTAAAAAGCTCACCATCGCCGATATCCTGGCAGTCAAGGCGCAGATGGACAAACTGCACGTCCCCGTCACCGGCCGCCGCCTCGTGCTCACTTCCGACCATGTGAACGACCTCCTGGCCATCAGCGAGAGTTTCACCCGCCAGTATAACCTGGATACCGTGAACGGCCGCTGTGCACGCCTGTTCGGATTCGACATCTACGAGTACGCTGAGTGCCCTGTCTTCGACGCCTCCGGTGCCAAGCAGACCCTCGGTACCGCCGAGTCCGGCAACAAGTTCCAGGCCTCGTTCGCCTTCTATGCCGACCGTGTATTCAAGGCCTCCGGCTCCACCAAGATGTATTTCTCCGAGGCGAAGACCGACCCTCTGAACCAGAGGAACCTCATCAACTTCCGTCATTACTTCATCGCGATGAACAAGAAGAATGACGCATCGGTGACCCTCTACAACGGCTACACCTCCGATGCTGTCCCGACCATCACCGGTGACCAGGTGATCGAGGTGCCCGCGACGGCCGGCAACAACAACCGCACCTATGCCACCTCCAACGGAGCAGCCATCACCGCATCGAGCGATGCCGACTGGCTTACGCCCACCGTCGGTGCAGGCAACAAGGTGACTTTCGCCCGTCAGGCCTATGCCCATGCGGAATCCGGTGACGATCCGCGCATCGCGAACGTCACGCTCGCCATCGAGGGCACTTCCGCATCGCTGACCGTACAGGTCAAGCAGGCGATGGCCGTCTCCTAGTGACCATTCACTTTGTTTCATAAACGAATAGATTTTCTTTCATGGGTAAGCTCCGGTACCTGGTTATCCACTGCACGGCAACCCCGGAGGGGCGTGAGGTGAGTTCGGCGGACATCCGCCGGTGGCACACTTCGCCCCCTCCGAAGGGCCGGGGCTGGAAACAGGTGGGGTACACCGACATGATCCACCTCGACGGTAAGACCGAGCGTCTCGTCCCCAACAACGAGGATGCCTGGGTGGATCCGTGGGAGGTGACCAACGGAGCCAAGGGTTACAACAGCGTGAGCCGCCATCTGGTGTACGTCGGCGGGCTTGCTTCGGACGCTAAAACGTCCAAGGACACCAGGACGGCCGCGCAGTTGAAGACCATGGCGGCTTACGTCAGGTCTTTCCACCAGCGCTTCCCGGAGGTGGAGATCGTCGGACACAACCAGCTGGCAGCGAAGGACTGCCCGTGCTTCGACGTCCCCAAGTGGCTTGGATCAATCGGTATCAAAAAGTAACAGGCAATGGACAACGGATTTCTCAGAGACCTTCTCATGTGGCTCCTGCCCGGCGGTGCCATCGGTTCCGTCGTGACCTGGCTTGCCACCCGCAGGACCCGGAAGATGGACGTGCTCCAGAAGCTTCAGGAATCCATCGACCTGCTGACGAACAAGTATACCGAGGTGCTGAACGAGAACGTCCAGCTGAAGGCCGACAATGCGAAGCTGCTTGCGAACCAGAAGGCCATGGAAGAGAAGATAGACACATTGAACAGGAAGATCGACCAACTCACGGAGAAGCTAAAATCCAAAAACAATGATGAGACGTTCAACCCTAATACTGATGTCCGCCGTCCTGGTAACCGCCGCGTGCGGAACGCCAAGGGTCCTGCAGCTGTCGGAAAACGACCTGCAGGCCGCCCTGACGCTGACCGAAAAGACGGGCAGGTCGTTTGCCGACAGCCTGCAGAAGGAGTTCCGGACCCTCCGCCAGGAGATGACGGAGACGAGGAAGGTCTTCGCGGAGACGATCCCGGCGGCGCAGGCCAGTCTGACGATAGCGGCGCAGAGCCTGCTTGAACTACCGGAAGGGGCCAAGTTCGGCTCCTCCGAGGGACGGGCCACGGTAGAGGCGCAGCGCCTGGGTGACAGCATAGTCGTTACAGGCAAGTGCGACAGCATTGCCAGGCAATGTGAGATCTACGAACGCATGCTTGCCAGCCAGCAGGGGATCATCTATTCATTGTTTCAGGCCATTGACTCGTTGGAATCGAAAGCCTCTCAACAGGCGTTTGAGATGCGATCTAGCAGCATTGAACAGGAGACCATTGCCGAACCCACTACGCGCAAATCCCGCAAGGGGAAATGGCACAGTTTCCTTGTCGGACTACTTATGGGAGTTATATGCTGCGTCATCGTCAGAATCGTTTGGAAGCAATTCAAAACAGGAACAATAATTAGTTAAACCTTTCTAAACTCATACTACAATGGGATACGTAAACGGTAGTGATCTTTTGGTGTATGTCAAGACCGGATCCGGCAACTCTGTCAGCAGGAAGGCCATCGGACACTGCACCTCTCATACTGCGACTTTCAATACGGAGACCAAAGATGTCGCCGTGAAGCCGCCCGCAAGCCAGATCAGGTCTGCCGCCGGACTGTACAAGCAGAAACGCATCACCGGTCTCTCCGCCCAGGTGAAGTGCAGCGGCCTTTGCTTCTACTCCGAAGAGGAGGGTGGCTTCAAGCATATCCTCTCGAAGTGGGCCGTCGGAGAGAACGTGGAGTTGGAACTCTTCGAGCGTCCGGCAGAGTCGAACGCCTCCATCGACCCCTATGCCTCCGGTTCCTTCGTGATCACCTCGCTGGAGAACACCGCTCCCGCCGGAGAGGATGCCTCCTATGACGCCACGTTCGACAACAACGGCCCCCTCACCGTCGATGACTCCAAACTCACCATGTGATGAAGAAAAGAATCATCATCAACGGTACGGAGTACCCCGTCAGGATGACGATGGGGGCACTGCTCCGCTTCAAGCAGCAGACGGGCAAGGATGTCAGCGAGTGCAAAGATGTCGCTGACATGATAATCCTGCTTTGGTGTATGATTGCATCAGCCTGTGCTGCAGACAATATTCCATTCACTCTCAGTCTGGAGAAGTTTGCGGACTCGTGTTCTCCCGAGGATCTGAATATCCTGGATGAAATCGTGGCACCGGAGGATGCAAAAAAAAAGACGGAGTAACTCCACATATAGAGGTACTGCTTGGAATTGGGATGGGGTGCATGGGGCTGAGCTATGAAGACTTCTGCCGGTGCACCCCATCAGAATTCAAAGCTACACATGACAAGTGGAAAGAGCTGGAGACTCATCATTATAGAAACGGTTGGGAGCAAATAAGGACACTGGTAGGTTGCTTCCTTCCATTCTTCCCGACCAAGAAGACAATCAAGGAGGTGATGCCTTTACCTTGGGACTCGGAGAAAGAGGACTCCGTTCCGAAAGGCGGTAGCAGCCCGGAAGCTTTCCGGAACATTCTGGATATAAGAGAAGGATAATGTCAAAAAACGTAACAATCAAGATCAAGGTTGACGATGGTGGAACCTTCCGGACCGTAACGGTAGATGCCGACGGCCTGAGAGGAGCCTTGTCTGGAGTCGTCGACGAGTCGAAGCGTCTTGGTGGTGGGGTACTGTCAAGCCTGAAGAAGTATGCCGGGTCATTTCTTTCGGTAACGGCTGCCGCCTCGGCAGCAATAGCGGTTATCAAGTCAGGGATATCAAACATCGCCAACTTCGAAAGGGCTAACTCTACACTGGCCTCAGTTTTAGGCATAACTGCTCAGGAAACTGAGAAGATGGCCCAGGCTGCGAAAGACCTTGGCCGTACCTCCGAATTCTCCGCATCCGAAGTTACGGAACTCCAGATAGCGCTTGCACGTCTGGGATTTACCCAGGGTCAAATCCTGGCTATGCAGGAATCGGTTCTGAAGTTTGCTTCCGCAGTAGGTACCGATTTGGCGTCTGCATCAGACTTTGCAGGATCCGCACTCCGCGCCTTTGGCCTGGATGCGTCAGATACCAAGTCCCTGCTTGATGTGATGGCAGCATCCACCAGCAAGTCAGCCCTGGACTTCAGCAAGCTTCAGACCTCCATTTCTATCGTCGCTCCCATCGCCAAGGCATTCGGTCTGACAGTTAGCGAGACAGCATCTTTCCTTGGTGTCCTTGCGAATAACGGTTTCGATGCCAGTTCCGCCGCCACGGCATTACGAAATATCCTCCTGAATCTAGCCGACAGCAATGGAAAACTGGCTTCCGGCATTGGCCATAGTGCGAAGTCCTTCGACGAGATCATAGATGCATTTCGTGAACTCACTGCCCGTGGTGTAGATGTTGACGAGGTGCTAAAAATGACAGATAAGCGCAGTGCTGCAGCTGCTCAGACTATCATCGCCTCTGCAGATGCCGTCAAAAGCCTTAATGACCAACTGAAAGACTGCAAGGGTACTCTCGATTCCATGTACGACACGATGACCGACAATGTCATCGGTGCCACGAACAATCTGAAAAGTGCATGGGAGAATCTCACCCTCGCCTTCGAAGAGTCTAAAGGGCCGTTAAAGGACGTGGTCCAGTACTTGGCAGACACCCTGAATTATACCGCTGCACTGGTCGGCGGGCGCACAAAGGATTACCAGTTTGACCTGGCCGTTGATGCGACGATTAAACAGAACGAAGAGAGAGGACTCGGCACCTATGAGGACTATCTCCTGGGAATTAGAATAGCTCAAAATGACCTAAAAAGGCTGCAGGAGCAGGAGACAGCCTGGGCTAAGACCTCCAGGGGTCTGTTCAACCCATTTACAACTCGAGTGAAAGAAGCCCAACGTGGGGTGGATGTCTTGATTGCCGCGAAGGATAAACTCTATTCTGACCTTGAATTTGTAGGACCGGTCCTTCCTACTACGGCTACGACACCCGGCACGCCTACAACGCCTTCAGGCGGAGACAGCGAGACCTCCAAACTGGCTAAGGATATTAAGAAGTATCAGGAGGCGGTGGAACGGGCTGTTGCGGCTAACCACGCCTTCGGGAGTTCGACGTCAGATGTGGATGCCCGGCTGTCTGCAATGAAGTCAGGCATCACTGCTCTGATATCGAAATATGGTGCAGAAGACGAAGCGATCAAAAAACTGATTTCCGATTACGCAAAACTGAATGGAGACCGGGTCGGAATGACGGAGCTCCTGCCGAAACTGAACGGAATCACCTCTTCAGCCAAAGCCCTTTCAGGCGTTACTCTTGAGCGTCCAGCCCAAGAGGTGAAGACATTCATCACAGAAGCGGAAAAGATCAACGGAGCGCAAACTGCCATCTCCGCTCTGGGCAGCACCTTCGGGAGCCTGTCGGATATTGTCGGGGAGGCTGCCGGTGCCTGGCTCGACTGGATCGGCAACCTTTTGTCCGCCATATCGCAGGCCATCCCGGCAATAATGTCACTTGTAACGGCAAAGAAAGCCGAAGCGACCGCTAACCTGGAGGCGGCCAGTGCTGGTGCTGCAAGCAGTGTCGCGAGCATTCCCTATGTCGGCCCGATCATGGCCGTGGCCGCGGTGGCAAGTGTCATTGCCGCCATGGCGAATATCCCGAAGTTCGCCGGAGGAGGAGTCGTATACGGCCCTACCCTCGGACTGTTCGGAGAGTATGCCAACGCCGGATCCAATCCGGAGGTGGTGGCACCGGTCAATATGCTTACCGGGATAGTAGCCGACGCGGTTGGCGCCGGCGGTGGCCGGGTCGAATTCGTCATAAAAGGCCGGGACCTTTACGGTACCCTGGAGAAATACGGCAGTTACCTGAAACGCGGATAATATGTTCTACACGAGGTACAGAGGCAGCTTCCTTTCCATCGACGGAGTCGAATGGACCATCTGCATCCAGCAGGATGTGGCCCAGGACTTCAGTGCCGTCGAGGATCTTGATGCTTCCGTACCTTCTCTCGAGATAGACTGGTCAGAGACGTCGCAGGAGAAAAGCGTCTGCAGCAGCAGGGCCACCCTTCGCCTGGTCTGCCCGTCCGACAGGGCATACCTTGACCTGTATTCGGTGGAACCGTGCGTGTTCCGCCTCCTGGTATTCCGTGAGGGCGATCTCTTCTGGAGCGGCACGCTGGATCCGGAATTCTCCGAAGAACCCTACTCATCGGAAGACGGCTATATCGTCTCCCTGACATTCTCGGATTTTGGCGTGCTGAACAGGCTCTCATATAACCTCTCCGGCCTCCAGACACTGTCCGCCATACTCCAGGACGCACTGACCCGCGCGTGCCTGCTTTACGAGTCGCTCGACCAGTCCATGATCAGCACGCAACTAGACGGCAGCAGGATCTCACTCGGCAGCATCTCCATACTCAGCAGCAATTTCTTCGACGAAGACGGAGAGCCGACAAACATGCGCGATGTCCTGGAGAGCATGCTGCAGCCCCTCGGCATCCGCCTCGTCCAGCGCGGAGGAAGCATCTGGCTGTATGACTTGAACGGCTTGTATTCATCTGCAGAAAGCAGCCAGATCCAATGGGTGTCCAATGACCAGGTACTGTCTTCCGACAAGGTGTACAACGCAATCAAGATCTCACTTTCGACGTATGCCGGCGGGGAGTCGTCCCCGGTGTTCAAGTTTACGGGCGATCACTCTCCGGACAAGATAAACCC